GGCAGGGTTTCGTAGCCGGAGTAGTAACCGGCGTTGCCGTTGGGGGCGAACGACAGTTCTTCGAGGATGATGTTACCGCCGGAGAACGTCTTGATGTTGCCGCGTTGCTTCAGGCGGGCCAGCAGGGCGTTGTTGGAGGTGACGTTGTCGGCGATCTGGCCGGTACGTGACTGGATGGTGGTCGCGATGATGTCGCTGACCGCACTGTTCGGGAATGCCATTTGGATTGCTCCTCAATAGGGTAGGGGTGGTTTTGTCGGGTATTCCTCGGTGGGAGAAAAATCTCCGAGTGGCTCACTCGACGCCGAGCCTAACGTAGTGGGAGCAGGTGGCTTGATAGTCCTGCGGTACTGCTCGGGGGTTTCGTCGTCCTTGAAGATCGGAACGACTGGCCCCACGATTGCGCGGTAAAGAACGCTGGTCATACTCTGGAGTTGTTGAATGCTGCCTCGATGGCACCACGCAACGACCCATCTCCAGCAAAGGCGTTGGAGCCGCCCGAGGCTGGTGCGCCCGATACGCTGGAGGCAGCTAGCTTGGCTCGTTGAGCCTGCTGGTGCTGACTGTTCGCGTTGGTCATGGCGGCTTGCCTCACTTGCTGTCCCGACACGTCGGGATTGATTGCTACCGCCTTAGTGTATGCGTCCTCAAGAGACATTGCAACACCTCTGCGACTGGCGACTTCGATCAGGTCGGCCATCTCCTGACGCACGTCGTCGAAGTACGGGTAGCGCGGATCCAGGGACATCTGCTCGACCGTACTGCTGGCCTGCTGGACAACCTGCTGCTCGCGCTGCTGGCGCTCCTGGTAGATCGGTGCCAGCGCCTGCTGCAACTGCTGCTGGACCAGCTGGTTCACGTAGTTGGGGTCGAATCCCTGTGGTGCCTCCTGCTGACCCTTCATCGAGGCGACGATGGCTGCATCCAGGTCTTCGATGCTGACATCGTAGTCCTTGACCAACTTCGCCATCATCTCGGCCTTGCCCTGGCGGGATCCAGTGGCGAGCACGTAGTCAGCTTTGAACAGTTCGTTCATGGCCTGCACAGGGGTCACACCAGCAGCCTGGATGCGGGCCATGTAGGGCGTGATGGTCTGCTGGATCTGCTGCAACTGCTCGCGCACGGGAGCGGTTTCCTGAAGCACCCGATTGACTTCCTGCTCGCGGCGATGGACCTCCTGGCGCACGTGCAGCGGGAGTTCGGCCCAGACCTTCTTGGCGTCACCCTTCCACGACTGGGGAGCGCGGTCTATGCGATGGAACGGCTTCTGCTCCGGTGCAGGTGCATCAGCCTTAACTTCAACCTTCTCGACAGGGGCGTCTGCGGGTGCTGGCGCGGCAGTATCAGTTCCCTCTTCAGGCGGCTGTTCTGCCTCGGGCGAAGCACTCTCGACAGGGGTATCCGACGCTTCTGGCGTAGATGCTTCCACAGGTTGTTCTGGCTCATTGTGTTCCTCGACGGCTGACTCAAGTGCTTCGCGCAGTTCCATGATTTATCCTTTGATGTTGTGGTAACGACTATTGATGACCTCGGCAATGGTGCGCCGGGTCTGTTCCCGATATGCCTCGGACGGGGGTGCGGTGTTCTGCATCGTCTTGGGCGGCAAACCCTTCAACTCGACGGTAGGAACGACATCATGACGAGCACAATGATCACGAAGACCAGCACGCCCAGAGTACGTCTTACCATCGATTGGAGAAACGAAGTCCGGTAGATCAGCTTGGATGCCCGGAGCGCGGCCTCCCTTGACCTCAACTCCCTCTGGAAGCGGCAGTGATTTGTCATACAAGACTCCATTGATCTGAACGAATGACTGCCTAGCCATGAAGCAGCCTCTTCTTCTTGGGTTTGGCTTTCACGGGTTCCGGCGCGGGGTCTTTGCGTGTCTCAAGATACTCGGTCACTGCACCAGTCAGTGCTGGATTGGCAAACGCAGGCACCTCGACCTTCGGCTCTTCCCACCATGTCTCGCCGGTGTGGTTGTCGCACATCTTCCGGCGACCCTTGCGCTCGCCGATGTTGGTCAGGTAGGTCACATCAACTATCGTCATTCGGTTCTCCTAGTATGACAGCATCAAAATCAGCATTTCTTCTTCCTCGGCATCCTCATCCATCTTCTGCTTCAGTCGGATGTCCATGAGTACAAGCGCCTTGACCGTCTCCAGGTCGGCCAGCAGTTTGTCCCAGTCGATCCCTTGCGATGCCTTGAAGGGCGCGACCACTTCGGCCACACCCGACACTTCCATCTCCACCAACTCACGGTAGGCTTCCTTGACGATCTTCCGTTTGTCGACTTCCTCGATTTCCCAAGGTCGCTTGATGAACTGCTGGAGTACCCATCCTGCACCACCCCCTCCACCGTAGGAAGGTTTGGTCAGCAATCCCCATGAGTTGCCCCATGCTTTTGCCCAGGATAGTCCCCATGCAGATGCCATCAGACCGGACCCCAAGGATCATTGCCGGTGCCTGTTCCATCAATCTCGACGTAGTTCACCCGCACAATATTGACCGGCAGAATCTCTGCCTTCAATGCAGCGACGATGGCAGCGATGTCGGCAGGTGTCAGGGTTAGTGATCCCACGTTGGTAGCTTGGCCGACCACCTTGGTGTCGTAGCCGACGATGATGCCGGAGGAGTCATGCTCGGCGAACTTGACCGCCTCACCCTCTACCGTGGCATCGGTGCTGTCGACGACGTTGCCGGAGGTGACGTGCTTCCGCAGGTGCTTGGCCGTGCCGACTACCGTGCCGTGCTGCCCAGAGAGCGCACCGTAAGTTTCATGCTCACCCGGAGGACTGACGATCTCGGCAAGACCTTCAACTATCGCCCACGGGTCGCCGATGACAATACCGTTGCTGGTGTGGGTGCGGAACCGTCTTGCTGTACCTGCAACCGTTCCAAGCTGGCCGGTAAGGACACCCTCGGTTTCGTGAAGGTAGACGGCGTTGATCAGTTCAGCCTGACCCGTCACCGTGGCATCGGTGCTATCGACCACATCGCCACTGGTCGTGTGCAGCAGGAACCGCCTGGCAGTACCGACTACATTGGCCGTGTTGCCCTCTACGTCGCCATCGGTGGCATGATCTACTGAGCCACCACCCCCAGTGGAGTACTCCCAGCAACCAATGTCGTAGGCACCTCCTTGCGGACGCAGGGTTCCAACAATGTCATGCGCCATACCGTTTGTGGCGGCATCGACCAACGCAGATGTGTCCCTGATCCTGAAATCGTAGGGGGAGGTAATCGAGTAAAACCCAGATCCCGTGGTGGTGTCATAGGGGAGACTCGACACACCGGACGGGGGTGAAGATGAACTAGACGCACACTCGGAAAACGTGTTTCCCGTTCCACCGGCCTGAAGGTTTGTAAATCCAAAGAAGGCAGACCAACGGACATTAAACCCAGCGTAGCCAAAGAACACACCGTTGGAAACACTTCCCCCATCACCACGCACAGCGGTGATGTTGTCTGCTTTCATGGAAGCAGGGTTGCCGCTATAGAAGATACCTTCTGCTGCCTTGCCAACAACGACGATGATAGTGTCTTCTACCGTAATATCACGAAAAATGATATTGTTACCGAAGTACTGGACTATCAGGTCCTCGACAATGTTGGTGTAGGTTTGTGACTGATCTCGGCAAACACCACCCTGCAAGCCACTCCCGTAGTTGACTTGGAGCCGGTTTATCCTTACATATCTGTCATAGATAGAAAAGAGGTTCTCGTTGTCGGTGATACCCGTTGCATCAAGATACAGACCATTTGCAGGAACGTAAGCCAGTGCGTTCGTGAGTTTGCTCGGATTGTCTTGAAACGACAGTCCCGACTGGACAGTCAGTTCCTTGTATCTGGTCGCATCACAAGTAGTACCAGAGAACGTGACGAATGGTGTTGAAACAGCATGGGTGAAAGAACTCACCAGTTCGCCAACCCACACCTGATCGACAGTGACCAAGTTAGGCGGCGCGGCATCCTCCCACGACTGTGCCGTGGAGTAGTCTCCACCGACGCCGATGGTGTTTGTGACGACCGTTGCCATTACGTCTTGTCCACCTTGTATGAAAGCATGACGGCATCCCCACCGGTGATTGTGACTGTGGACTGCCCTGCGACAACCAGTGCCGAATCAAGATCGAAGTACGATGCCCTTGGCAGAACCATCCCTTGATCATGTTCAGGATCATCGGAACGGTACAGACTGACCAAGTAAGGCAACGACGCATCAACAGACGCACCGGGGAACCTGATTACTGTCCACGGGTTGCCTGCCAACTCTTTCCCAGACCACAACCACCCGTCCTCCTGTACCGTGACCACATCGCCACGTTTCAGGCAGAGAAGATTCAGTGCCGGATCGTCCTCGTTTACCTTGTCGATGACACGAACCAATAGTTCGGCCATGTCGATCTCACTGGCTCAGTGCGGTATAGGTCAGGGCCGAGCAGGAAACGGTATCACCAGCAGCGACGACCAGACCATTGCTCATGTTGATGTCGGAGCCGGAGGCGGCAACCGCGCAACGGACAACGGCAGAACTGGCGGAGGTCTGGAACGTGGCGAAGGCAACTGTGCCGCCGACTGCATTGGTGTCGGACGTGATCGCATTGGCGGTGGCCGTACCACTCACGGCAGGGGCGAACGCAGTAGCCGAGAAGGGTAGGGTAGCGATGGCAGTACCCGGCGCAGCGACAGAGCCGCCCGTGGGGTTGAAGACCAGCTTGCCGGATGCGCCGATGAGCGAGGTGACGGCATCGGTGGCGGCGCTACGGGCGGTAGTGGAGTGGGTTACGGTTGCGGACATTGTGCTTCTCCTTCTTGGGGTTGAACGGGTTGTGCTTCGATGGTTTCGTTGATCAGGAACCCCTCCATCTGGAAGGTTTCCTTGATGCCTGTGTCCTTGCGGGTCACGGTCAGGGTGAAGGTCAGGTCAGCCGGTGGGCCTTTGATGTCACTCACTTTGAACACTCACTTTCTTGCCGGTGGAAGTCGTTGCGGTCTTCGGCGCTTTCATGGCGGCGATCTTCTCGTCGTGCATCTGGCGCGTCATGGTCATCTTCTCCTGGTGCATGGTAGTCGCTGCCTCCATGTCCTGTGCGCGCTGCTGCTCCTGCATCTGCATGTCCATCACCTGACCACGTGCCTTGATCTGCATCTCCAGTTCCATCTGGCGCAGCTTCATCTCGTTGGCCTGACGCTCGTACTCCAGCTTGATCTGGGCAGTCTCACGATCATAGGCCAATTTCTGCTGGTCGGCCATCGCTTCAGAGGCCTGCTTCCGCTGCTCCATCTCCATGTCGAAGGCGGCTTGCTGCTGCGCCATCTGCATCTCCATCTGCATCTTCTGCTGCTCCAGCTGGAACTTCTGCTGCGCCATCTGCATTTCCATCTTCGTCTTTTCGATGGCCGAGTCGGGGGGCGGCGGAGGCGGATTCTGAATCTTCTGCATGATCTGCGCAAGGGTCTGGTCGATGACACCTTCCAGTTCCTGCGCGCCCTTGAAACCGCTGATGGCGAACTTGAGCGATTCAAACAGGATCGGCGCGGAGTCCGGGACCGCCTTCATGGTGGTCGCCGCCGACTGCAGCAGCGTGGCGACGGCGTTCATGAACTCAACCTTCTCCTGGTTCTGCTGGGCGTAGTCGGTCATGGCGAGGCTGTCGGCCTGCACGTTCACGCGCCACTCGAACGCCTCATGGTCGCC